GAACAATCGCTTGCCGTCTTCATCGCAGAGGCAGGCAGCGAGAAACTTCGTTCGGAAGTTCTCGACGCCTTTGTCTTTGTTCCTGATGAACTCGTTCTCGTAGCGGTCACGTTCTCCCACACTCATCGCACGAATGCAGACCTCGCCGCCCCACTCAGGTACAGAGATGGTTTTGACGACTTCGTCTTTCGCTGCGAGGATCTGGTTTTTGCTGAGAGTTGCCATCGTTTGCCCTTTAGAGAATCTTGAAAGTCACGCCGTACTTGGTCACACCATTGACCTCGGCCCGCGCTTCCACACGGGTGCATACTGCCGTAACTGTCAAGCCCATGCCTCCACCAGAGATGGAAACCGTTGCTCGAGTCCCTGAGATGCTCCCCGGATTCGAGAGCAACTCAACAGACACCTCGCCAGCGTCATCGCTCCAACTACCGTTTCTCCCCTTCGGCACGCCACCACCCTGCGACCACGACAACGCCGTGACCTCAGAGAGCGTAGAGCCATTGAACGAAACGGAGATCCCGGTGCTGGTTGTCGCCATCGGTCAGCCCTCGCCGTCACGATTACGAGGACACACCAACTCGGAAGGTCGCAGAACCACGGATGACATCGTTGACGGCAAGCGTAATCGTCGAAGCCGTGCAGCGCGAGTTCTCTGAAACCGATATGCCGCCAGAGATGTCGAGCGTTCCTTCTGTTCCGACCGCAGGTGCAGAAGAACCGATGAAGTCGATCGTAATCTCCTTGCCCGTGTCATTCCCAGAGCCAACCAGCGGGCGTGCCTGAGTCAAAATGTCATCGCCGCTAGCGAGGCCGAGGTGCGAAACGTCGAGCGTATCGTCTGCCTGCGTATCAGTTCGGTTGTATGTTATACCCGTAACCGTGTACGAAGCACCGCTGAACGTGAGTGTTGTTCCTGATCCGTCATGAGGGGTTGCTGCCATCTCGTCAAGCCTCCTGCCACCAGATGTCGTATGTCTGCGCTACTTGAAAAATCGGTATCAAGTCAGCCCCGAGGTTGATGAAGCCGTCCTGCTCATTCTCGAGAGATACTTGCCCGATAACTGTAGTTTCGGGGTCGCCACTGTAACCGTCCAGAACTTGCCTTACTAAGTCCGAGATGTTCCTCGCTTCCTCGTATGTCTCAGAATATGAAACAATTTCGAGCGTCGTCCGTGGTACACCGAGGGGGTTTGCGAGAGTTTGCTCTCGTTCCGTCCCAGTTCGGCGAAAAACAACGAACGGGAGGCTTGCACTGGCGGGGGCGAGGACAGGGTAAAACCGCGTGCCAATAATGGCAGAGATGTTACTATTCGCCAGAACCGTGCTGCGTATTTCGACTTCGGCATAACTCATGCTTTCGCCTTCTGTTTTTCTTTGCCGACGAACTCTCTCAGGGCGTTATCTAACTGTGACGCCATCTCTTTCTGTAAGATGTTCCGCATCTGAGCCAGCGATGAATTGAACGCATCAGCGAGGCTGTTTCGTGCTTCAGCACGTCCGGTGTATACCGGCCGCCCCTTCCAACTCTTGTAATAGAACGTGAAGTCATCTCTCGGCTGCGGTGTGTAAGCACCGGCCTTGCCGGGTGTCTTCGCGAGCGTGAACTTCTTCCGGCCCCAACTACTTGCGACTGGGCCTTTTGTAAATCGCTCAGTCGTGCCGTATTCGTAGAGATGCTGGTGAGCGGCGAACCTCTTGTCGTCCTTGTAGCCAACGAGCCCAACGGCAGCGCCATCCTTGGCGTACTTCCTAAAGACAGACGACACAGAACGCCTGAGGTTTCCAGTCGGCCCCTTCTTTACGCTTTTCTTGAGGGTAGCCAGAGCGGGCTTCAACGCCTTCCTGATCGGTGGCCCCATGTGCTTCGCAGCCAACGTAGGCGGCAGCGTCTTGAACGCCTTCGCAAGTTCTTCAAGGTTTGGCAGCGATGCGTTTAGTTCGATTCCGCTCATCTGAACAACTCCGCACAGAGCAACTCGTGTTCGGTTCTGTTTGCGTGCTCAAGCAGCCCGACGATCTCAAGCGTTCTGCCCCGGTAGATGATCCGCATCGTGTTATCGAGTCCGTCGACATATCTCATGCGGACGCGATGCGTGATCGAGAAGTCGACCTTGCCTGTCGGGCCGAGCGACTCCTTTGACGAGACGCCTTCAACACTCGCCCAGACTCTCGCGAACTCGGAATACGAACGAGTCGCCTCGCCGAGCGAGTTCACAACTTCGGTCACGTTTTGAATGATGACCTTGTTCTTGAGTCTTCCCGGCTCAATCATTGGTACGAGCCCCAAGAAACAGACGAGAGCAAGGCACGGAAGCCGTGAGGGACTTCATTGACCGTACCGAAGGTCGACTCGTAAGCGAGCCTGCGTTCGTAGTAGTGGCCGACTAACATCAACAGAGCGTGCTTGATTGCTCTCGGGATAGATGCCTGAGTCGTCCCATAGCCTGCGTACCACTCAACTGTCACACTGTTTTGGTCAGTCAGGTGTGGCGGCCAACTCTTTTCGTATGGTGGCCGAATAACCCCCGGAGTAGAGAGCCGGTCGACACGGTACTCAGTCGAGGGGAGCGTGATCGTGTTCTGGTACGCATTCTTGTACGTCACGGTGACGGCAGAGACGTAGGTTGAGACAGGCGGTCGTGGGAGAATAATCTCGAAGGGAAAGGCATCGAACGTCATTCGCCATTCGGTCGTGATGATCGTCCTGTCGATCAGTGCCTCGACGTACTCCCTTGCGGCGGTGATCAGACCCTCGATGTAGTTGTCGTCGTCGTCGTGGTCGATGCGGAGATGCGTTTTCGTCTCGTCAAGCGTGATCGGCTCAACGGGAGGGTTCGACGTTCTAACGAGCGTTCGGTATGTGCTGATGCGGTACTTCGTCACTTCGAGGGACTCCTGTTGACAACGGCTCGCTCGGATTTCGGCTCAACAGACGCAGACCGCACGGCAGGGGTTTCCGTGACAGGCTCAACCATTCTTCGCTCGATCCAGTATTCAGCGACCGAAGTGCTGACGTTGATGACGTCGCCCTTCATGTGAATGCCGAAGGGAATGAGCAGTCGAACTCGCATGGCGTCCTCACGAAAAGAACGGGGGCGGCGGCCCGATTGCCTGCCGCCCCCGATTTGCCACCCGGACGCTGGGGCATCCTTGCCACCGAGCGTCCTTACTTGTCGGGTGAGTCTTCACTCACTCCATGCGATCACGAACCCGCAGCCTTCAGGGCGATCAGCGGGCCTGCCTTGGTAGTTGAACCAAGGTCATGCACAACCATCGCGTTGCGAGTGGTCGCGAACGTGAGGGTCTGGTCGAACTCGATGTAACGCTCGCTCGCGGTACGAATCGAGACGGCTCGGCGTTCCCCAAAGGTCGCAGCCTGCGACAGATCGCCGAACAGTGCCAGAACTTCACCCTCGGTGGCGTCGAGGTCACTGGTCATGCTATGAACCAGTCGCACGGGGAAGCCGAGGAACTGGAGGTCGAAACCACCAGCAACATCGGCGCGAGTGTTGCCGCCACTAGCCATAGCCAGTCGGAGCATCGAAGCACCGTAGCCAGCAGGACTGATGTACCACGCTGCGTTGCGGCGAGCGTAGAGAGGCAGGCGAGACACCACATCGGTGAAGTCCGACAGGTCAACTGTGCCGAATGACACGTTGCCGCTCGGAGCAGTCACCACACTTGCAGTGTGTGTGCCGTCAACAATCTTCGTGCAGACGCCGGTCGTACTGTGATACGCAGCAGTGCCGTCGCCAATGAAGCCAGCATTGTCGAATGCTTCGGCGAAAGCCTGAGCAGTCTCGACAGCCATCGCGTCAGCGAGGTTGATGACTGAGTCTTCGAGCAGCGAGTTTGAGATGCGGTTCGCAACGCCCCAAATCTTCGCGTTCAACTGAACGTTGTCGAAGGTCACGTCGCTATCAGTCACCTCGACGTTCTCACCAACAGCCCGAGCAGTCAGGCCGCCAGTTCGGCGGGCCACCATGAAGGTGTCGCTCGTCATCTGCTGCCGCTTGGCGTACTGCGGAAACGCACCGTACTCCTCGACGAGCCGAATGATTTCGTTGCTCAGAACATCGGCGACAAGGTAGCCGCCTGCTGAGTCAACCGAACCGGCCTGAGCCCGACGCTCGACGCCATAGTCCTCGCACCAACGGCGAGCGTCACGGTCGCCGAAGACATAGCCGCGAAGGTGCATCCCTGCACGGTAGGCACGCTCGGCGGCATCCGGCCCCTTGAATCCACGCAGGTTGCCATGCTGCTTTGGCACGGCGAAGTTTCGGCTCTCCACGGCGACTGTCTCCGGTGTTTCGACAACAGGGGAAGCGACGGGAGCAGCGGCAGGAGTCGGGGCAGGGGCGGCTCGTTCGAGTACCGCACGCAGTTCCTTCTCCTTCTCTGCCATCCGTTCGCAGAATTCGATTTTCGACTTGATCTTCTCAGCACGCTCTGCGAGTGCTTCGAGTTGCTGCTGATTCTCCTCAGCGGATGCCTCATCGGCTGGCTCGGACTCATCGAGAGCCCCCATCTCAGCCAGAACTGCGGCCAGTTCGTCGAGTAGTTCCTTGACCTTTGCCATGTGTTCGCACTCCTTGCGATGAATTGCCGGACGTTACTGCGACAAGCCTGCCGCGTGCCAATACTCGTAGACTATTCGTCAAACGAGTCTGGCTTCCAGACTTACTGGCGTTCGATAGTAAACGACTTGCGTCTGCGGACCTCAGAGGCAGGAAGCACAGACTTTTCACATAAGCCGCACGACGAGCAGCGGAGGTATCGCACTTGATACTCACCCCGAGACTGACTCGAAGCGATAGTAAGATTTCCCCGACCGCACTTGCAGGCGTCCCCGCTTTTAGCCCCCATGCTTCTCGATGTACTCCTTGAGGTCGCTCATCGCCTTTCGTCGCTTCTCCTTGTTCTCGTCTCGTTTTTCAGTTCGAGACATGAACTCAGAGTACGACCGCTTCGCAACGTTTACATCACTGTCGGGGTATGCCGGATAGGTCACGGGGCCGACATCATAGAGTGCCTCGATCTTCGTGACTGTTCTGACTGAGCGGCCTTCTTCGTTGCTCCAACTCTCACCGCCTTCAGCAATAACGAACGAGAAGGATGAGCCACGAACATCGCCTCGACGGATGCTCTCAACAATATCTGCCCGAGACTCTGGCGGCAGAACTTCGTATCGCAGCCCCTTCTCATCGACAAACAGTTTCAACGTGTCTGGGTGTCTGCCGAGAACGTGGTTCGGGTCGTGGTTGAACAGAGCCCGAGTCTCGAGAGGCTTCTTGCGCCCTCGTCGCTCTGTGACAATCTTGAAGGCTGACGGGTCAATTCGCTCAACGAAGTCGCCGAGGTCGAGGCTGTTCACTCCGAAGCGGGCAGCGTAGCCCACAATCCAGTCGCGGCGAACTTCTCGCTTCTCCCCGTTCTGCTCAATCTCCTCGCTCCGAGTCTCAATCGACAACAGAGGGAAGTCGGCAGTGTCCTCGACGGACAGCGACCGCTGCTCAATATCCAGCCCGAGTGTTCGTTGACTAGCCACGTTTGCTTCGCTCCTTTCATCTGCGGCGTTCATCTGCCGCACTACTTTCTTCGACCATGAGTACCCCGGAGTGCCGCCCCAGAGTGCGTGTGCAATTCTGCCGTTTGACGGGTAGCCGTCTTCCCCCGGCGACCAACCCTCTCCGCTCTTGTCAGACTGATGCCTGTCGAAGAACGCTTTCATTCTTCGCACAGTCTCAGGCGACATCGACTTCCCGTTGCTGATGTCTCTCGCTCGTGCGATACCGACAGCCGTTCCACCACGGCCATGCTCAGATCGCCACTCGAGACCTCGCTTCGCTTCTTCGCGTGCGCCGGCAGGAGGTTTGAAGTCTATGTGGTCATACTTCGCCATCGTTGCCCTCCTGATCTGGTTCGAGCGTCGGCGACGGTTGCTCCTGCTCGATAGCGACAGGCAAGATGTCCTCGGCTTGCTCCCTCGACAGGCTCGGGAAGGACGCAAGAATGATCGAGATGCCCGACTCGCGTGGCAACTCTCCTAGCGATACTTTCAAGGCGATGTCGACGAGCGATGAAATTTGGACGCCAGTGAACGCCGTGTCCGCAACCTTCTCAGAGTCATCACCCGTAGCAGCCGCAGGGGTGTCTGGTTGTGACTCGTCTGCCTTGTCTGTTTGAAGTGTCGAGAAGTTCAGAGGTACGAAGCGTGCATCGCCCCCGTCTACGGGGTTCAGGTTCTCCCACGAACGAATTTCGTTTACGCTCGCAACGCCGAGCCCCCAGAGTGTTTGGTAGTAACTCCCACGAGCAGCAGCATCGCCGCGAAGCAGTCCTCGTGTGTCGAACTCAGCGAAGTAAGTTTTGTTGTCTGTAATCAAGTCTCGTGCGAACGTCGTCTCGAACCGCCTCAACCAAGGCAGTAACGTGTGTTGCACGAAGTCAATGCTCTGCTGTTCAATGTTCGAGAACGACGAACGAGTGAGGTCGCCGACAAGATGCGGGGGAACACGAAACAGTCGGCAGATTTCTTCGACTTGGAAGCGTCGGCTCTCAAGAAACTGCGACTCGTGATTATTGCCACCAAGTTCGTGAGCCTTCAGTCCGCCCTGTAAGACTGCGGTTCGGTTCGATCGGTCTGCCCCTCGGTGGACTCGCTCCCAGTTTTCTCTGAGCATCTGGGCGGCTTCGGGGGTAAGCGTCGCGTCAGTCTCAAGAACAACACCCGGACGAGCCCCGTTTCCAAAAAATGACGCTCCGTGGATTTCGCAGGCGCGAGCAAGTCCGACGGCGTCGCGAGCCAACTCGACAGGAACCATGCCGACAACACCATCACCAGACATCCAACGAACGTGCATAATCTGATCTTGGACATAAACCGTTTCCGTTCCGTTTGGTTCTCGGTACTTATACCGCAGCCTTCCGTTCTCAATTCGCTCAACAGACATGCGACTCGGATGAAGCGGAACGAGTTCACCAACTGCCCCAGCCGACCCCGGCCTGATCTCACTGTATGCGTTGCCCCACAGGCAGAGGTGAAGCATCGACTGTTCTCGCCACTCGAACGAGGTCTGCCATGAGTTCGGTGTTTCATGCAGGACAGAGTAGAGCGGATGCTCGCGGGCGACGTCCTTGCCCTTCTCGGTTCTTCGGTAGATATGAAGCGGCAGGCTTGCGACCGTCTCAGAGAGTACCCTTGCACAAGCAAGGACGACCGTTGAGGCGAGAGCGTTATCTGGAGTGATGCGAATGCCTGAGACAGCACGGCCAGAGTAGCCATCGAAGTCGAAGCCCATACTCCGGGACTCACTGTTCGGAAGCCAGAGAATCTGAGAGCGTGCAGCGAGTAGGTCTTCTGTGTTCATAGTACCAGTATGCTAGGGTCGGATTCCGGTTCTTCTGGCTTCTGGGAACTGTAAATGCCGAGAGCCATGATCAGGCAGATGATTCCGTCGATTCGTTCTGCCGATCCTTGTTTTGGCTTCACGGGTTTTATATTGCCGGATGCGTCGACCTTCACTGTTACATTCGATGCCATCCATGACAGCACGAGGTTGCCAGCGTGCCGCAACTTCCCCGACACAATCAGGTTTTCGAGCAACTTACTCGGAGCCGACATGGCACCGATGCCCTGCGAGTAACCTACCACGTTGAGCCCATCGCCTTGCAGTTGATTCGACAGTTGTGTGGCGTTCCATCTGTCAACGGCGAGTTGCTGGACGTTATACTTTTCGGAGAACTCAACAATGTCTCGTCGTATTACGTCGTAGTCGGTCACATTGCCATCTGTAAAACTCAGCCCAGTGTCGGGGTCATCAGCCCATTTCACGTACGGAACTCTGTCTCGGCGTTCCCGGTCGAGGGCGTTATCTCCGGGAATCCAGAAGCGACACAGTACGTCGTATGTTCCATCGGGTGCGGGGAACAGAGCCACGAATGCAGAGGTGTCGTAGGTCGTCGCTAAGTCGAGCCCACACCAGCACTCGCGGCCTTCGAGCGGCCCCGGCGGTTGATCTCCACAAGACGACCACGCATCCATCTTGAGCCAGCGGGTGTCCTGCTGCGTCCACTGGTTCAGGCGGTAGCGGCGAAATGCGTTTTCCTTTGAGTTCGACAACTGGGCCTCACGGCAGTCGATTGCAAAGTCCTTCGGGTCGATCGTCACTCGCCACGACGGGTTCGCTTTGTGCCAGACGTTTTCGTCTGTCCACTCCTCCTTCTCACCGACCTCGTGGATGCACGAATAGAACGAGGGGTCGTGCCTCCAGTCAGCAGCGACGGCCTTGGCGTACTGATATTGCTCGAAGCAGATTGAGTTCCGGTCGTAGCCTGCTGTCGTTATCGAGCAGAGGAGCGGTTGCGAACGTGCTGCCCCGCCGTAGCGAAGGGAGTCGAACAAACGCCTGTCTCGCTGGGCGTGAAGTTCATCGAACAGCAGGCCGTGGATATTGAGCCCCTCTGCACGGAAAGCGTCTGCACTCAGCACACGATAGAACGAAGACTCGGCACGATACGCAATCGTTTTTCGTGAGTCAACGACCTCAAGGGCTCGAGACAAGATTGGCGACGCACGAACCATCGAAGCCGCTTCCTTGAAGCACAACGACGCCTGCTCTCTGTCAGCACCGGCCCCATAAATCTCAGCACCGGGCTCTGAGTCAGCGACAAGCAGGTAGAGCCCGATGCCTGCAAGCAGTGTGCTTTTGCCGCACTTCTTCGCAGTCGAGATGTACGCCATCCGGTATCGCCGCAGGTCGGTGTCGGTTCGCACCCAACCGAACAAGTCCTCAAGCATAGTCCGCTGCCAGTCAAGCAGCATGAATGGCTTGCCAGCGAACCTGCCCTTCGAGTGGCACAGCAAGCCCTCGAAAAACTCAGTCACATGCTCGGCCTTCTCTGGGTCGAAGTAGTAGTCGAGCCCTTGCTCAACTGCTTCGTTTTTTGGCAAACGCTCTAAGTGGGTCATCTGCTTGGTTCGAGTGGATGCTTACCTGCGACCGACTGCTTGGCGTCAGCCCGAACTCCTGTTCGAGCCTCAGCAACTCTCGTGCGAGCGTTCTGTATTGAGTCACCCAAGGTGCAACCTGAATCCATTTGATTCGCAATCGTCCATCAGTGAAATTCGGGTCAGGTTCGTAGTGCGTTATCTCCTCGCCCATCTTTAGCGACTTCTCGTAGTTCACGATGAATCGCTCCCACAACATGCAGTAGCGGGTCAGTGGTTCGGTGTCCGCTTCGGTGAGTACCCTCATCCTCGAGAGAACTGCCGCTGCCTCCTTCCACTTCTCAATCGCCCTTGGCGGAATGCCTTCTGGTGGCTTTACTCCATCGGGGAGAAGTTCCGGTGTGGGTTCATCCTTCGGCAGCGCACCCTTGCTTGGGTTGCCTCGTATGTACTTCAGAATCGACGGCTCCGGGGCCGGACCACGCTTCCCCATAACTCACCTCGGTTTTCGGTACTTCTCGGACACAACCTGCGGCACTGCATTTTTCCACAATACCTGATGATGGATCCGCTTGTTCGAAGCACCCATCATCGAGACACGAACACACGACGGGGAATAAACGACAGTCGTGAATGACTTCACGTACGTCCCGTAGTCTCTGTACGCCTCCGACACGCCGCCAGCCTGCGACTGCGTTGCAATCTGAGAGAGTCTGAGTCGAGGCACGGTGACGAAAAGTTTGCCGCGCAGCCCTTCGCAAACGTAGGCATTGACGTCATCGTTCATGAACCCACGAAAGTCGATGCGGCGATCAGTCCGGCACAAAAAACTGTTCATCGCCTTTCGGGAAAATCGCCCTTGGCGGGCAAGCATAGCGAACCGGCCTTTGCCGCCGCCTATAAAGTCTCCACCTTGAGCGAACGCAACAGTTACGGCCCCGCTGTTGTCGAGGAACTCCATGCAGGCAGCCAGTACGTTGTCGAGGTTTTTTATCCTGCTGGACTTCGTCGTATTCAGGAATTTTCCATCATTGTCCGACATCCAGTGAAAATCGGTATAGTCATCATCGAGTTGCCAGAAGTGCGTGAGTCCTAGTTCGGCAGCGATGTCGTAGTTTGCGTGCCTCGCAAACAAAATCGCCCCACGCTTCCCGAAGTTGCCGGCCTTGTCGCACGAGCGAAAGTACCGCTCTTTGTTGAAAACTATGACGTCGCCCCCATAGCGGTTTCGATACTCGCCGATCTGCTTGTCCTCGTCATCGACGAGCAAGTAGAGTTTGCCTGTGTACCCAGACCTTTTGAGAGCGTTGTATGTCGCCACGTTCTTCGCCCTTCCGTGGGTCAGGATAAACGCAGCGAAGTTTCGGTCGCTCATGATTCCCTCTCGCTCGCATACTGTTCTCGCAGAAGTTCGCCCAGCCTCGCCCAGCCGTTTTCGATTGCCTTGTCTAAGTCAACTATAACGCACGCACTGTTCTCGAGCAGTTGTTGAACGCTTGCACTTGAATGCGCGTAGTAGTTCGCAACGAGATCGAAGTTGATAACAACGTGACGCATCGCAGCAAAACGAAGGAAACGCTTCTCGTCGTCAGGGATGTTCGAAGACTCAATCTCGGCGAGAAGTGTCTCAGTCTTGGCCGCATCGTAAAGGTCTGTGACGGAAGGCTTCGGGCCATCGACTTCGTACGGTGGAACCTCTACCTTCGCGGTGTACGGGTTGTCGCCGCCGTCGTCAGCCTGCGCGCCTAGTTCAGCGGCACTCCGGGCGGTTTCCTCCATCAACTGACGGACAGAGTCGCTGTTCGTTTCTATGCCAGCAACGAGTTCGGCGAGCAACTCAGCATCGCTGCCAGCCATCGCTGATAGCGGATCGAGTGTTGCGAGAATCTTGTCTGCCTCTGACTCAGTTACGTCAAGCACAAGAACCGGAACGTCCGCATCCGGTGCAGTCTCAACCCGAAGATGGCCGTCAACAAGTTCGAGTGAGCCGTCAGGTAACTCGCGTGCTATGCAGGCATCTGCGAAACCAACCTCGGCCAGAACACCACGGAGGGCGTCCCGTTGCTGGTCTGGGTGCGTTCGCCAGTTCTTGGGGTTCGGCTTGAGTTCAGAAGACTTGACTCGGCGGAAGTCTTTTATTCGGTCACGAATTTGCATCAGGTGTTTGGCTCCTTGGGTTCATGCACGGGCCGCACACCGGATGCGACCTCCACTCTCCAGACTTGTGACACCTTCGCAGTTCCATAAGTTCGTCGCTGTTCCATGCTTGCTCAAGGGTCATGTTACGTATGTTTCCGACCACGAGTTCCTTGCCGGCGAGTTTGCAGCATGGCTGAATGTTTCCGAGGTGATCAACCACGAGTTGCTTGAATGGAAAACTGCATCCATGAGTCACCTCGCGTTCGGCTCCGAGAGTGAGCCCGGTTGTTTGCCCCGGCACCTCGTTCATAGTTTGAAACGTAACGATGTCGGCAACGTTCTCCCACTGCTCGCGAAACATTTCTTCCTCGTGTATGTTCTCAGCATTTTTGAGGAAACTGACTCGGACGAGCGGGAACTCGAGACCTCGGCTGTTCCTCATCTCGATGAATCTCATGACGTTACTCACGACAGTGTCGAACTTCCCTGACGTTCTCTGCTTGTCGTATGTATGGCTTGTCGCAGCGTCGATGCTCACGAACAATTTCGTCAGTCCGCTGCCGAGTAGTGACTCGCACCTCTTTTCGTTGAGAAGGGTTCCATTCGTCACAACGTACACGTTCAGGAAGCCAACAGACTTCGCAAGCGATATGCAATCCTCGAGGTCTTTTCTCAGCAAGGGTTCGTTTATGTAGTTGAGTTTGAGCGACCTCGCACCCAGCGAGACAGCCTCTCGGGCAATCTTCTCGAACAGTTCTGCTGGTAGGTTTACGTTGGGGATTTTGTTGTAGCCGTGTATGCAGAACGGGCAGCGCATATTGCAGCCACCGTTTAGTTCGACGTCGACTTGAATCGGAAAGCCAGTGGACTCAAGCCGTTCCCGCTTCAGGTACTCAGCACGATACGAGTCCCACTGAATCTGATCGGCGTCCGGAGGGCATTTTTCGAGAAGTGTTTTCCCGACAATATCGAAGAACGCATCCATGCGTAAAAAATCTCCTTCTTGGCTCGGCGCCAACAAGTCAAAAACTCGCGGTAAAAAGTGTTACTATTGCAACAGTGCGTCGCCTTCTTTGTGTGTTACAAAAATGTAATACGTCTAGCGAAAAATGCCGCGAGGGGGGGTCGAAAAACCTCCGGAAAGATCAGCCACCTAGAACATTGTGGTTTTTATATGAACCCCCCGCCAAGGGGGCAAGTGCCCTCCCTGCTCTTGAAAAAATCAGGGGGGTTCGAGTGTTACAACTATTGTTACAACGTTTCGA